GGCAAAAAGTCTATCGAAAAGAAGAAAAATTGTACTTATGCGGGCAATTGAGCGCAAAAGATAAGAATATCCGTCAAGCCTTGATTGATCGATACGGCGTTGTAGGCACGAAAAAAAATCCCGGATTCTTTTATGTGAACGGCACGAAGTTTGCAAAAGATATGTGGCAGGCTATGGCGGTTGCCGTTACGTACTTTGATAAGTACGTAAGGGGGATACAGCTATGATTTGCCCGGGCTGCAATAAAAAGATGCGGTGCATGAACAGCAGGCCGACAAGCGAGCGGATCATCAGAACACGAAGATATTTATGCGAAAGCTGCGGCGAGGTGTGCTACACGGTGGAAATTCTAAAGGAAACATACAGCGCGCTTTCGGCGCAAAGATTGAAGGAGGTAACGGAAAATGGGCATGAGTGAATGGGCAAAACGAGAGGTTGAAATTGCGTGCAAACATGAGCGCGGAGACCGATCGAAGGATGAATTTGACTATGGATGCGCCTGTTATGAAAGTGCGCTCAAGGCATTTGAGAGTTTGCTTGAGGATGGGCACAGCGGCATGAGCATCGGATACACCAAGCATATTCTGAATCGGCTGGTCGACGGGAAAGTGCTGACACCGATTGAAGATACGCCAGACATTTGGAATGATTGTGCTCGATATGAATATGAGATTGGATATTTCACACAGCAGTGCAAGCGAATGAGCGGTCTGTTTAAGTATATCTACGATGACGGGGCAATCAAATACAAAGACATCAACAGATTCGTATGCACTTATAAGGACGAACCAGGCATCACTTGGCATAACGGTCTGATTGATAAAATTCTCGATGGGAAATTCCCAATTACCATGCCGTATATGCCAGCAGATAGACCGTTTATGGTATATTGTTCGGAAGTATTGACTGACCCCAAAAATGGTGATTTTGATACGGTGGCAATTTGGTATGTCAAGATGCCGAATGGAGACCGGGAAGAAATCAACAGGTTCTTCAAGGAAGGCGAAGATGATTGGATCGAAATTGATAAGGAAGAATACAACGAGCGGAAGCGGATGGAGGAATGTTGGTATGGAGCAGTTGAAGGGCGCGAAGTTTGACGACGGTAAGCCCCGGCCGTCCTTAGTGCCTGTAGAGGCGATAGAGGCGATTATGGCGACGCGGGGGTATGGCCTAGCGAAGTACAAAGACGCCGAGAACTGGCGCAGTATCGAGCCGGAGAGATGGCACGAGGCGCTTTTAAGGCACGTTCTGGCAATCTGGGAAGACCCAACGCACATTGACGCAGAATCCGGGCTGCCGTCGCTGTGGCACGTGATGACAAACGGGGCGTTTTTGTGTGCGTGCTTGAAGGATGTCTTGGACGAGAAAATGAAACGAGGAGGCTGATGTAAACGGAGGACAAGGCAAGCGTGTTCCCAGAAAGGCTGAGAAAACTGAGGGAACGAAAAAGAATAAAACGATACGTTCTAAGCGAGCGATGCGGTTTGTCAAGACCGATGGTAGGAATGTACGAGCGCGGAGAAGCGGAACCCACATTGTCTGTGTTACTATGCTTTTCTGAAATATTCGACGTATCGCTTGATTATCTTGCTGGGAACGAAAAGTAATAGTTTTTGAAAGTATATTTTCAAAATAGCCCTAAAAATACGGTAAAATGGAAGCGTAGAGGTATATTCTCTGCGCTTTCATCCTTTTCAACGGCTACGCAGCGTACTGCGGAACCTCCTTTTTCTTAGCTCCACCGGAAACCGCAATCCGGTGGAGCGTGAAAAGGATAACTATTTCGAGGTGGTGATTATGGCTGCGAGGTTGACAGATCGGCAAAAAAAGAAAATAGTTGCCGACTATGCCCAGCTCGGAAGCTGTAACGCTGTGGCGAAGCTTAACGGCTGCTCCCCGAACACCGTAAAGAAGATTGTGCACAATAATGCAGATATTGCAGAGATTTGCAGACGAAAAAAAGAGGAAAACACAGCAGATATTCTCGCGTACATGGATTCCCGAAAAGAGCTTGTATGTTCTTTCATCGGGAAAGGGCTTGAGATGCTGAATGACCCTGATAAACTCGCGGCTGCAAACCTGAGCCAAATTACAACGGCGATGGGGACGTTGATCGACAAGTGGGCTATGGTGCAGGAGAAGGCGGGAAACGATGACAAGGACGCCGTTCGGGTGATTATTGATGTCTGATATTCGACTTTCTGAGAAAATCGGTTCTGCATTCTATGAAGTTGCGCGGGACGTCTTCCAACATGGACACACGCACTACGACGAAAGCGGCGGGCGCGGCTCGCTGAAATCGTCGTATGTATCCATAGTTGTCCCACTACTATTGGTACAGAACCAAAACACACACGCGCTTGTGCTGCGAAAGGTTGCGAATACCATACGCGATAGCGTTTATTCGCAGTACATATGGGCAATCGGTGAGCTTGGCATGGCGGCATATTGGGAAGCAAAGGTTTCCCCGATGGAACTGATATACAAGCCTACCGGCCAGAAGATCATGTTCCGGGGTGCGGACGACCCAATGAAAATCAAGTCCATTAAGGTACCGTTTGGTTATATCGCTGTTACGCACTTTGAGGAAAAAGACCAGTTTGCGGGGCGTGCGGAAATACGAACGATCTTACAGTCTACGATGCGCGGCGGCTCTAAGTTTTGGAACTTTGAAAGCTATAACCCGCCGATCAGCCGCGACAACTGGGCAAACAAAGACAGCTTGGAAGAACGCGCGGACAGGCTGTGCCACAAGTCAACGTATCTTGAAGCACCGCCAGAGTGGCTTGGGCAGCAGTTTATTGACGAGGCTGAACACCTGAAAGCCACTGACGAGCGGGCGTATCAGCATGAATACCTCGGTATCCCGGTTGGGACCGGCGGCAATGTGTTTGACAGGCTCGAACTTCGGGAGATCACGGACGAAGAAGTTTCCAGATTCGATAAAATCTATCAGGGCGTGGATTTCGGATGGTTCCCAGACCCCTTTGCATTTATCCGGCTGCATTACGACAAGGCAAGGGAAACAATTTACCTGCTTGACGAGATATACCAGAATAAGCTTTCGAACGAGCAGAGCGCGACGATAATAAAACAGCGCGGATATGGCAATGTGCGCGTCATCTGTGACAGCGCGGAGCCAAAGAGCGTGGCTGACCTACGGGCAATGGGATTGCCTGCGTATGAGGCGGTCAAGGGACCCGGCTCGGTCGAATACGGTATGAAGTTCTTGCAGAGAAGAACGATTGTCATTGATAGAAAGCGAACGCCACATGCCTACGATGAGTTCGTGTGCTACGAATATGAAAGAAACAAAGACGGCGATATTATCAGCGGATACCCGGACGCGAACAATCATCTGATTGACGCGACGCGGTACGCCTTAGAGCCTGTGAGCCGTAGAATGGGAGTTATTGCATGACGGTTATCGATAAATTAAAGGAACTCGGGTATACGACAATCCCAGAGGAATTCTATACATACGTGTCCCTTTGGAAGTCGTGGTACGTCGGCAAAGTCAAGGGGTTCCATCAATACCGGCGATATAACGGACATAAGTGGACAAAGTGCAACCGTGCAAGCCTCGGCATGGCGAAAAAGGTTTGTGAGGACTGGGCGAACCTCTTGATGAACGAGAAAGTCCAGATCACGCTTGAGGGGCAAAAAGAACAGGAGTTTATCGACAGGGTTCTGACGTCGAACAACTTCACGGTCAAGGCAAACGAAATGCAGGAAATGAAATCCGCGCTTGGAACTGTAGCGTATATCCCCCGTGTGGTCGGCCAAGCGGTCAACGAGAGCGGAGAGACCATTCCGGGCGATGTTTCCGGCATAGCCCTTGACTATGTGACTATTGAGCACATTTTTCCGCTGGCTTGGCAGAATGGATTTATTTCAGAGTGCGCTTTTGACAGCGTGGTCACACGGGCTGGAAAAAACTATCTGTATTTGCAGATTCACCGGAAAGACGAAAACGGACTTTACGTCATCGAGAACAGCATTTACCGATACGAAAACGAAACGCTTGCCGACGCACTGCTCACCGATGTTCCGGGCTTTGAGCGAATCCCCCCTGTGGTACATACGGGAAGCGACAAGAGGCAGTTCGTCATCGACAGACCGAACATCGCAAACAATCTTGACTACCTGCTTCCGGTTGGTATCCCTGTGTATGCAAATGCAATCGACGTTCTGCGCGGCGTTGACTGTGCCTATGACTGTTACGTCAATGAGTTCGAGAACGGCCCCATGATGATGATGGTCAAAATGCCCGCCACAAGGTGGGAAGATGACGAACCGACGCTTGATGACAACGACCGGCGTTTCTATCTACTTCCGGAGGACACGCAGCAAGGGAACGTGGTAGAGACGATTTCTCCGACGCTGAGAACCGAGCAGCTGAATGTAGGACTTCAAGACCAACTGAACGTACTGTCCAGTAAGTGCGGCTTCGGCGAGACCTATTACCGTTTTGACGGCGGCAGCGTCGCGACAGCAACGCAAGTTATCAGTGAAAACTCTACCATGTTCCGCACCATTAAGAAACATGAAATTGTGCTGGAACAAGCGCTAGTGGAGCTGTGCCGCATTCTGCTTCGGTTGGGGAACACGGCTATGAACGCCGGGCTGAATGAAGACGTGGAAATCTCTGTAGATTTCGATGACAGCATCATAGAGGACAAAGCTACCGATTTCTCCCGCGATATGCAGCTTCTCAGTGCAGGCATCATGAACGACTGGGAGTTCCGCATGCGCTGGATGAATGAGGACGAGGCGACCGCAAAGGCGGCGCTGCCGAAGGCGCAGGACATGGTAACCGAGGAAGAAACGGAGGTCGAGTAATGGGATTTGGAGAACACACTGGGAATTTTGGGGTTGTGAAAGATGAGCCGGTATCCATTTACCCCAGAACTGCTTGACGCGCTTCCAGAGGAGCTGGCAGAGCTGTTCCGAAGTTTGGAGGATACGCTTCTCGATGAAATATGCAGTAGGCTTGCGCTGAAAGACCAGCTGAACGAAGTGACTGTTCAGGCAATCAGAGCGCTTCGTTCGCATGGTATCGACACGAAGGAGATTGAAAAAGCAATCCGCAAGACCTCTGGAATTAGCGAGAAGAAGCTCAAGGAGCTTTTCGGTGACGTTATTGCCAGAAACCAGAAGTATTACACAGAGGTTATCGACATGGCAGGGCTAACACAGCCTGATATTCTGGTGAACACTGCGACAATCGAAGCAATCAGAGCGCAGACGCTTGATGAATTTCATAACATCACACAGTCTATGGGATTCTTGGTGGACAAAGGCAGGACGATGCTCCCGCCTGCGCGTGCATATCAGTGGGCGTTGGATTCTGCTGTTATGCAGATTCAGAGCGGGGCGATCAGCTACAATCAGGCGATTAAGTCTGCGGTGCAACAGCTTGCAGGCGGACTGAAAGTCGTGAACTACGAAAGCGGACACGTTGACAACATCGACGTTGCTGTTCGGAGAGCTGTCATGACTGGCGTGAATCAGATTTGCGACCAGTACACGAACCAAAGCGCAGAGTACCTTGATATGAGATACTTTGAAGTGTCTGCGCACTCTGGGGCGCGTGACAAGCCGGGTGCTTCGCCGTGGTCAAGCCACAAAGAATGGCAAGGGAAAGTCTATTACCAGAGTAAAAGCGGCGAACCTGACCCGCTGGGGCTTTACGATGACCTTGTGGAAACGACCGGTTACGGATATGTTGACGGTCTGACAGGCGCAAACTGTAGGCATCACAAATACCCGTTTGTTCAGGGAGTTTCGGAGCGAACTTACACAGACGAACAGCTCGAGCATATCGACGATGGTCTTGGCTGCACGTTTGACGGAAAGACTTACACAGCCTATGAAGCGACGCAGATGCAGCGCCGCATAGAGCGTCAAATCCGCGCGCAGAAAAAGCTTAGAAACGCATACAAAGAAGCTGGGATTTCCGAGGACGCGACCGCCGCGAACATAAAGCTTCGGCGGCTGAACGCAGAATATAGCAGGTTCAGCAAGGCGGCGGGGCTGCCGGAGCAGCGAGAAAGGACAAAGGACAAAGGTATATGGACTGGGATGAAGTGAAAAAAGCTGCCGATGCCATTCTTAAACGCGGGAATGACGTTGAGATACGCCGAAAAGGCGATGGATACATCGTTTTAGAGGTCAAAAAGACAATAAAATACAACTCTCCCGCGTAATTGGGCGCGAGAAAGGGCAATTGGAGCCAGCTGACTACGATTTGTAGTCGGTTGGCTTTTTTTATTTATCAACACTGTCCGACAGGACGTTAAACAAGGAGATTTTTATGGCAGAAGAAATCAACGTGCAGGACACGGAAAACACTGCGCAAGAGCAGGAAAAGACGTTCACTCAGGCTGACGTTGACAAGATGATTCAGTCGAGGCTTGACAGAGAACGGAAGAAGTACCCCAGCGAGGAAGAGATCACCGCATACCGGACATGGAAAGACAGCCAGCAGACCGAACAGGAACGGCAGGCAAAACAGGCGAAAGACCTTGCAGACAGCAAGGCTGCTTTAACTGCCTTGCAGGCGGAGACCGAACAGCTCAAACGGGACAAATACGTCTTGAGCAAGGGCTTGAGCGGCGAGGACGCTGAGTTTATCGCATTCAAGGCTACAAAGATGGTCACTGACAAGATCACGTTCGAACAGGCTGTCGACGAGCTTACAGCGAATCGCAAGAAGGCGACGTTCGACTGGACAGCACCGGCAGGCGGTGGAACCAAAGAAACAAACATGAACAGCACGATGAACGCCCTGATTCGGGGCGCTCTGAAATAACGAAAGGAGAATCATATGCCGAATATTATTGACAGAAATGCACTTTCCGGGCTTATCCCGGAACCCGTAACCCGTGATATCATGCAGGGCGCTATCGCGGAATCCGCAGTCCTTCGCATGGGTAAGAGACTGGCGAATATGTCCAGCAAGACGCAGACCATCAACGTCCTCGACGCGCTTCCCTCTGCGTACTTCGTCAACGGCGAAGCAACCGATACCGGAGCCGGTGAGGCTTTCAAGCAGACCACGAAGATGGCGTGGGACAAGAAGAAAATCTATGCCGAGGAAATCGCGGTTATCGTCCCCATCCCCGAAGCAGCACTGGATGACGCAGATTATGACATCTGGGGAGAGGTAAGACCCAGACTGGCCGAAGCTTTCGGCAAGGTCATTGACGCGGCAATCTTGTTCGGCACGAACAAGCCTACCACGTGGCGCGACGGCGTCGTTCCTTCCGCTATCGCTGCGGGTAACGGCGTTGCGGCAAGCTCTGATGTATTTACCGACATCATGGGCGAAGGCGGTCTTATCGCGAAGGTAGAACTTGATGGATTCAACCCGAACGGCGTTATGTCTGCGATTCAAATGCGCGGCAAGCTGCGCGGCCTGAAAGACACGACCGGTCAGCCCATCTTCAAGTCCGACATGCAGGGCGCAACGCGCTATGGCCTGGATGGTATGGATATGTACTTCCCGATGAACGGCGCATTCGACCCGGCTCAGGCGCAGATGATCGTCGGCGACTGGACGCAGCTGGTGTACGCCATCCGCCAGGACATGACATTTAAGATTTTCACCGAGGGTGTCATTCAGGACCCGAGCACGAAGGCTATCACCTACAACCTCATGCAGAACGATATGGTCGCTCTCCGTGCGGTCATGCGTCTCGGTTGGGAAATCGCAAACCCGGTCAACGCGTACAACGTTGACATTGCCAACCCGTTCCCGTTCTCTGTTTATGGAAAGGCTGGCACAGTATCTACGGTGGCTGTATCCCCTGCTACTGCAACCGTGAAGAAGGGAGCGAGCAAGGCGTTCTCCGCTTCCGTCACAGGTGAAGGCATTGTGAGCAGCGATGTCGAGTGGAGCCAGAACGGCGCGAAGTCTTCCATTTCGGAAAACGGTATCCTGACGGTCGCTTCCAATGAGACATCTACGAGCATTACCGTTACCGCAAAGTCCAAGCAGGACAGCACGAAGACCGGAACGGCCACTGTGACGGTAGGTTCGTAACTGAAAGGAGCTGGCGCAATGATATACGCCGATTATGAGTACTACTGCGATATCTACAAGGGAACGGTAGACGCTGACAGCTTTTGCAGATTGGCGACACGCGCCAGTTCCTTCCTTGACTACTACACGCAAAACCGAGCAAAGGATTTTGCGGAGCTGGATGCTGTAAAAATGTGCTGCTGTGCCTTAGTCGACCAGTATATGCTGATCGACACGGCACAGGAGCTTGCCAGAAAGAATGTGTCCGCCGGGCTTGCTTCTGAAGAAGGAGAATTGCAGAGCGAGACTGTAGGCGGCTATTCCAGGACGCTTCGCAGCGGCGGTGATTCTTCCATAGCCGCATTGAAAGCGGCTTCCGAGGCAAAGAACGCCCTTGCAAGCGTAGCACGTGAATACCTAGCCCATACCGGGCTTCTTTACAGAGGCAGGTGTTTTGCATGTACGCCCCCCACACTGTAACCATCTATAACGTCACGCAGGAGCAAGACCAGAATTTCAATGACACGCAGAAGCGCTATATCACAGTGATTCGCGGCGTAATGCTACAAGCGTCGAAAGCTGCCAACGTCCGCGCGAGCGGGCTTGAAGGAGCAGACGCGGTGAATCTGTACATTCCGTTCTCTGCGGCTGCTGTAGACGGCGTGACAGGTGCGGAGAAGCGCTACGTCGGACCGCAAGAATTCTGGCGTGCAACTGATAAAAGCAAGATCTGGACGTTATCCACGGACGGTAACGGCGGCACGACCTTCTTTGCGAAGGGTGAAGTAGTCGAACCGGACAAGACGGAAGAACAGATTGAGATGCTTTACGACGATGTGTACAAAGTGACAAAGGTGGACATGAAGGACTTCGGCAGTCCTTCTATGCAGCACTGGCAGGTCGGAGGCACGTAATGCTGAAATTCAGTGTGAAAACCGATGGCTTTGAAGAGCTTCAGGAGGCTATAGCACGTGCTTGTACAAAAGCCGAACACATTGTTGCTGTACAGGTAGAAAAGGACACAAGCCCGTATGTGCCGTTCCTGACGGGCTCTCTTGACCAGAGAACAATGGTGGACGGTAATGCGATCATCTATCCTGGACCGTATGCAAGATTCCTGTATTACGGGAAAGTCATGGTTGACCCGGAAACTGGCAGCACATACGCGCCAAAGGGCGGGACGAAGGTTCTGACAGACAAAAACCTTGTGTTTAACACGTCTGGGCATTCGCAGGCACAATCACATTGGTTCGAAGCGTCCAAGGCTGAAAACCTAGACAAATGGATTCGAGTCGCAGACAAGGCGGTGAAAAATGGACTCTGATAAGCAAAAGAAACTGGTATCCGCAGAGGAAGAGCAGGATATATCGCGGAAGATGATGGTATGGGCGAATTCCTTTTCAGATGACGATATGCCGGCTGCGACGATCAACTACGAATTCCTCGCCGCTGATTCTGCGAGTATGGCGCTGTCCACGATTCAGGGCGCATATATCACGCGGAAATATATCATCGGCGGGCACGAGGCAGAATACCAGTTCAAAATTATCGCCCGCATCTTTCCGGGCAGCAGCAACGACAAGCGCCTGAAAGCCGACGCGGTTTTGAACCGCTTCGGGGATTGGGCAATGCAGAATTATCCGTCTTTGGGTGACGGCATCCGCGTCCGGCGTATGGACGTATCCAGCCGCGCGGCGATGTTCGCCCGATACAATGATGGAACAGAGGACCACCAAATTTTAATGAAGATGACTTACGAGGTGATATAAATGGCAGAAACTACTTTTAACACCACGAGCGGCCAGCCGGTAGACAGAGAATTACTCATCGCGTACCTGAACACGGGTTCCGAGACTGCGCCGGTTTGGTCGCCTTTTGGCACTCGAGTCACGGATTCGAGCATGGAATACGACTGGCAGGAGGATTCCAGCAAGGATATCCTCGGCACGACCAGAACCACAATGAAGAAGCCGATCATTACGCAGAGCTTTGAGCCGTGCGAACTCGACGCGGGCGACGCTGCGCTTACGAAGATCTGGAATCTTGCAGTCAAAGATCAGAACGCGGCGGCTCTGGCGAATCAGGACGTGCTTATCGTCCACCATTACGCAGGCACGGCTAAGACGGCCGTATTTGCCGAACGGTACGACGCGACGATGGTCAAGCCCTCGAGTCTCGGCGGCGAAGGCGGCGGCTATGTCGGCATGCCTATCGACGTCACGCTTGGCGGCAACAGAACCACGGGCACGGCAGCGGTAGGAACCGGCGGCACGGTCACATTTACGGAAGACGCGGCGTAAGGAGGTGTAGCCCATGTCTGAACTCAGATTTGATACCGGCGTACAGTCTTTTCAGATCAACGGTGGCGTGAGCGTGGAGTTCTGCCCGACGGACAGTGATTTTGCAAAAAAGCTGTGGGACCTGTTTGAAGAGCTGGAATCCCGGCAGCATGAATACGCGAAGCGTACCGAAAACGAGAACGACGCCAAGAAGATTCTCGAACTTGCCAGCCGGTGCGACAAGGAAATTCGCGAGAAAATCGACGCGATCTTCGGAAAGCCAATTTGCGCCGATGTATTCAAAACGAATGTTCTGGCGCTGGGGGAGGGCCTCCCTGTGTGGGCAAACCTGATGCTTTCAGTTCTTGACCAGATGGATACCGGCTTTGATGTACAAAAAGCAAAAACGAACGCCCGCGTCAAACAGTACACGGAAAGATGGGCGAGAAGAAAGCGCTGATTTACGCGCTTCCGACGTCTGCGGAGATCAACGGGACGACATATCAGATCGAGTCGGACTATAGGGCGGTGCTGGATATCCTCACCGCCCTTGTTGATAACGATCTGGACGAGCAGGAAAAGGCACTTGTTTCTTTAGACATCTTTTATCCGGACTTCGACGAAATGCCCGTAGAAGACTATCAAGAGGCGCTGAATCAGTGCTTCCGTTTTATAGACAGGGGAGAAGAGCGGAAGGAGAAGAAACGCGAACCAGTTCTGATGTCTTGGGAGCAGGATTTTAACATGATCATTGCCCCCATTAACCGAATCGCCGGGTGCGAGGTGCGGGCCCTCGAGTATGTCCACTGGTGGACGTTTCTTTCGTGGTACAGCGAGATTGGGGACTGCTTCTTTGCACAGGTGGTTCGCATCCGCGACAAAAAAGCACACGGGAAGTCTCTGGACAAGCAGGACAGAGAGTTTTACCGGAGGAACAGGGATGTTATCGACCTGAAAACAACGTACACAGAGGCGGAAAAGGACGTTCTCGCCGCGTGGGGTATTTCAAAATAAGGTGGTGAGAAAATGGCAGATGGCAAAATCGTCGTGCAAGCGGAGATCGACGCGAAGAAGGCACAAAAGGAGCTCGATTCTCTGACAAAGAAAATCGACGGTATGGAAGAAAAGCTGAATAAAAGCACCGGCGAACAAAGCGGCATCAAAGCCCAGCTTGACGCGGCGAAGGAGTCCGCGAAGCAGACGGAAACCGCGATCAAGTCCCTTCGATCTGAAGCTGAACGCCTGCGTCAGATCACTTCCGGCGAAGTGTCCGCTTCCCCGGACGAGTATATTTCGGCTTACAGCCGTCAGGCAGAAGTTGCGGCACAGATCAAAGAGCAGGAAGCGCTTCTGCGGCAGCAGGACAAGGACGTTGAGATCCTTGATAATAAATATGCCCGCATTACCGACAAGGTAAACGAGCAATCAGCGGCGCTGGACACCGCAAAGCAGCGCGCAGCCGAACTGACAAAAGAAATCACTGGCGCGAGTGACGCTTCTGCTCGAATGGAGCTGGCCGCAAAGAAAGTTTCCGACAGCATGAACACGTTCAGCAAGCGTGTTTCCGGGCTTTTTAAGCGCGTTCTTGTGTTCTCTCTGATCACTCGAGCGTTGCAAAGCCTGCGTACATGGCTCGGGAAGACCATCATGCAGAACGAGGAAGCGCGGGCGGCGGTTGCACGGCTCAAGGCGGCGTTTTTGACGCTGGCCCAGCCAATTTTGCAAGTGGTGATACCAGTCTTTGTAAAGCTGGTGAATATCCTCACACAGGTAGTCACGGCGATTGCAAAGTTCTTCGGCATGCTTTCTGGCAAAAGTTGGTCCGCGCAGAAATCCGCTGCGCAAGGACTAAACGAAGAACAAAAGGCTTTAGAGGGTGTCGGCTCAGCAGCAGAGGATGCAAGCAAGAGCATGGCAAGCTTTGACGAGATCAACCAGCTAACCGATAATTCCGCTTCTGCGGCAGGGGGTGGCGCTGGCGGTGCGGCATCAACGGAGATCGCGCCGGACTTTTCGAATCTCGACATGGCAGAGGATAAGCTCCACGACATTCTCGGCTTGGTAGGAGCTATCGCCGCCGGGCTTCTTGCGTGGAAAATCGCGAGCTTGTTCACGAACGACCTGAGCAAGATTTGGGGCATCGCCCTTGCTGTTGCCGGTGCGTTTGCGCTTGTATACTTCTGGCTGGATGCTTGGAATAACGGGATTGATTTACAAAACTTCCTCGGGATGTTGGCAGGTCTTGCCGCGCTTGCCGTTGGACTTGCAATCGCTTTTGGGCCAATTGCAGCAGGAATTGCGCTCGTTGTAGGCGGTCTTGCCATGCTGGTTGTCGGTATCAAAGACGTTATCGAAAACGGCTTTAATTTGGTGAATACGCTTACGATCATCGCGGGGCTGCTTGCCGCCGGCATCGGCATTTCACTTCTGACGGGCAGCTGGATTCCACTTCTGATTGCAGGTTTCCTCGCCGCGCTGGTTGCGCTTGTGTCCTTCACCGGACATGGGGAAGAACTGATTCAAGGCTTGAAGAATATTATAGACGGTTTCGGGAAGTTCTTCAAGGGTGTATTCACCGGGGACATGAAGCTTGCCGTAGAAGGCATTAAGCAGATCTGGGAAGGAATGAAGCAGACGTGGAACGCGATTGTAAACTCCATCAAGGATGCGTGGAACATGTTTATCACATGGCTGCAATCCAAGAGCCCACTGCTTGCATCAATATTTCAAACATATGGGAAATTTGTCTCAGATGTATGCAAAAACATCAAGGACATCTTGAAAGGTGTCATTGACTTCATTGTTGGCGTATTTAACGGAGACTGGACGAAAGCATGGCAGGGTGTCACCGAGATCTTCAAGGGGATCTGGAATAACATTGTTGCCATCATTGAGGCGGCAATTAACTTCATTATCGACGGTATCAACCTTCTGATTTCCGCTTTGAATACTATCCACTTTGAGATTCCGGACTGGGTTCCCATCATCGGCGGCAAGTCCTTCGGCATCAGCATTCCGCTTGTCAGTCAGGTTGCACTCCCGAGACTGGCAGAAGGCGCGGTCATCCCGCCGAACCGGGAGTTTATGGCGGTGCTGGGCGACCAGAAGAGCGGAACGAACATCGAAACGCCGCTTGAGACAATGGTGCAGGCATTCAAACAGGCGATGAACGAATCCGGCGGACGGTCGCAGACGATCATCTTACAGCTCAACGGCAGAGAGTTTGCACGGGCTGTCTATAAGGCGAACAACGAAGAAACGCAGCGTGTAGGCGTAAGGCTGGCGGGGGTGAAAGCATGACGAGTGTTTTGACCCTCGACGGCACGGCGTATCCGAACCTGCATGTAACCAGCCTGAAACGCTCTTTCGCGGTTCTGGACGGCGATAATGCGGGGCGCGTGATGACCGGCGCGATGGTGCGCGACATCATCGGCACGTTTTACAACTACAGCGTGGAGCTTGACCCGGTTGGGACTGACCCGGCGGAATACGACAGGTTCTATGAAGCAATCTCCGCACCTGTCGACAGTCATTCCCTCACCGTTCCGTATGCACAAGGGACATTGACCTTCGAGGCGTATGTGGCAAACGGAGACGATGAACTGTTGACAGCTTACGGGCAGAAGAACGAATGGGGAAACCTTACATTTAATTTTGTTGCGATGAAGCCGAAGAGGACGCCGCTATGAGTGTAAAAGTTGTGTATGAGGACGTTGCGGTTGGTTCTGCGGCGGCTGCGAGCGTGACAGCAAGCGAGGCTATGGGTATTTCAAAAACCTCGCTGCTGCCCTTCGGGGCATTCGAGGGGCCAGTGGCAACGACGGAGCAGAATCAATGGGTGCTGAACGGCACGCGAAAGCTCAAGCCAAAAGCTGAGCCGGTCGGCTTCTGGTCGACACCTCGGAGCGGTGCAGACTGTACGTTCCAAACGCCGCCTACCATTGAGATATCCCTTGACGGGCAGTTTACATCCCTCGGCATCTACTTCAAATTTGACGGGGAAACCGGGGACTATTGCAGCGACCTGAATATCACGTGGTACAACGGAACAACGCAGCTGGCCACACAGCAGTTCCTCCCGAACAGCGGAAATTACTTCTGCGAGAAAACTGTGGAACTGTACAACAAAATCAAGATTCAGTTCAACAAAACGAATCTGCCAAACCGACCGATCAAGATATCCCTTATCCTTTTCGGCATCGTTCGAGAGTTCGAGCGGCAGGAGCTTCGGAGTGTTGAGGCGACCGAAGAGCTGAACATCATATCCGACGAGCTGGCGATTAACACGCTGGATTTCACGCTGGACAGCATGGAAGATATTGATTTTATTTTCCAAGAGAAGCAGCCCGTTTATGCGTACAACGGAAAGACGAAAATCGGCACGTTTTACATCGACGAATCTACCCGCGTAAGCAAAAACGTATACAACGTTTCCTGCATTGACGCTTTGGGAATTCTGGACGAAGACCCGTTCCCGGCTGTTGTCTATTCAAACGCCAACGCGAAAACGGTTTTAGAAAGCATCCTCGGCGGGTATTTCGTCTTGGAGCTTTCGGAGGAACTACAGACCGAGAAGCTGACAGGATACATTCCTGATTGCACGCGAAGGGAAGCTTTGCAGCAGGTGGCGTTTGCGCTTCGGGCTGTTGTGGACACCAGCGGAACGGGAAACGTGAAGGTATGGAGACTGTCTGAGGAAACACCGACAGTGATTCCTATGAACCGGCTCTACGTCGGCGGAGAGGTCAGCCAGTCTGCCATCGTGACCGAGGTAAGAGTTACCGCGCACACGTACAGCACGTCCGGAAGCGGAAGCGATACCGTCAAAGTGGACGGCAAGACCTACTACCACACGGAAGCGGTAACGACCAAGACAAATCCGAACGTCACGGCCTCGACCAAGCCGAACGTCATAGAAGTCAAGGACGCGACGCTGGTAAATACCTCGAACGTTGCAGCGGTGACGCAGCACGTCTTTGACTATTATATGCGTCGGCAGACGCACGGCGTTCAGATCGTCATGGACAAGGAGCTTCCCGGTGACTATGTAGACACCACGACACCGTGGGATGACCACATTACCGGGACGATAACGAGCATGAACATCAAGCTCAGCGGCATTGCAGCGGCAGACTGCGATATCGTAGGAACGGGGGCTTCTGCATGAGAATTATGAAAACCTTAATCACCGACCGGACGCAGGCTGACGCTTCCTATGCTGAGAAGCTTTACAAGAAGCTGTGGAGCGACTTCACGGAGCAGGAAAAGGCAGACTTTGAAGCTGGCTTGAAAGGTTCTTACAAAGCGTCTGACCTGAACCGCGTCGGTACGGCGCTTATCACCATCCGTGACCGGCTGAGAACGCACTGTATCGACGTTCCGGCAGAAGTGCGGGAAAATTATGGTTCTGATGAAGTGCTCGACAAAGACGTTATGGACGCTTATATCGAATCCGCGAACGCCGTATATGATGCAGTTGTCAATTCTGCCCCGCGCCCTCCGGCAAAAATCAACGAACTAGACTGGGAGGGCGCGAACAACATTGAAAAGACGATCATCGCCGTAGATGACGTGTTGGAGAGTCGGGAGGTCGGCTGGGTTTACGCGGACGAGGAACTATACGCAGGAGACATGGGGGGATAACATGAAAGACCGAACAAGTAAGCACCCGGGGCGGGTAAAGCTCAAGCCCGTTGCCGGACAGACAGATACTTACGACATGACGCGTGCAGACGACCCGGACGATACCGGCACGCCATTTAATACGCGCACAATGCTCCAAGATTCCACGGGGTGCTTTCTAAGATTGCCGTATGCAAATCCTCTTGTCGACGACGCATTCCGGCACATGGTCGACCGCATCGTACCCATCGGCACCATCCGGACGAGCCCGGCGCAGAGTCTGGGAGATGCGTGGTTGAAGTGCGACGGGAGCACAGTGACGTTTGAGAACTACCCGCAGTTGTGTTCTGTGCTGAGAAATACGGGCGGTGCGGTAACGTGGGATACGAATGCGTTTCCGGCATCTTACAATGCAAAAAGTGTTTCAAATACAGTGTATTTTGATGGGATGTGGTTTGTTTGTGTGCAGGTTGGTAGCAATTTCAAGATTTTGAAATCCAGCGCGGTTGGTGGAACGTTTTCCGAAGAGGCGACGTTTGCAGGAAGCGAAACTACATACGAAGGCATAATGTGCTCGCTCGCAGTATCTGATGATTATTGCGTGTGCGCATACCGTGTCGGAATAAACGTCAAGATTGCGGTTCGAGAAAAAGGGAACACAAGCTGGACGCAGGTGGGCGTTACACTCCCATCAGATAGCAAAGACGGTACCGGATTCTTCGGAATCGCTGAATGTAACGGGAAATTTGGATTTGCAATAGAAAGATACGGAAGCTCCACGGACGAATATTCCGATAAAACATATGTGGTTCTTTCGGATGCGCCTTTGGATTCTGGTAGCTGGCAGTATTCGATGATTACGAAAACTAACGATATCAGCGGGAATAAATTTTTCGGATATAAGTTCTCGAGCGCAAATGGAAAATGGTTCCTTTCGGCAATCCGACAGGAGACTGGAAGTTCTTTTAGCGGTGATGTAGAGCTGCACGTTGCAAATGGGAGTGAAACCAGCTTCACGAAAATAAAAACTCCTGTCAAATCAGTAGTCATGAAACGTTATTCAGCGTCAGAAGTTGTGTTCCTATCTGGAAAGTATTATTTTTTGGGGACTTACTATTCGCAGTACAACAGCAGTTCGGGAATATTTTATAGACCAGTGTCGACTGTTTATTCTTCCGAAAATCTCACAAACTGGGGTTCTTCTATTGTTACCGGAGAGAACAAACAGGCAACTACCTGCGTAAGTTACGCATCTGCATCGGAATCAACATTACTGGTTGCAACGCAAACAGAAGTTTGGACAACGTCCAGCCCAAACGATGGGTTCAACCAAGCTACTGTACCAACTACTGCGATTACCGCAGTGGCATTGCAGGGAATGACGGCGACGGCATCTTACAAAGGCGGTGTGGCGTATCACGATTACACATATGATTCGCGCCTCTTGCCTACCATCTCGCTTTCGGACGACACGACGACGTTCATCAAAGCAAAGAACGAACTGGATGTATTTGAATCACAGCAGAGCGGGGGGTGATTAAGTGTTTCAGAAAATCGCAAACGCTTTATCGGTGGAAGTAGAGGGAACTGACCTGACGAAAGCGACGAAGCTTGAGTTTTACGTGAGGCAGGGATGTTCCTTCTTCCAGTACGAACCTACAGTAGTCGACGAAACGCACCTGCTGGTAAAAATCCCGTATGCAGACGCAATGCGGCTGCAAGCAAGCACCGTAAGGCTACAGCTTGCCTTAACGGATGGCGACGGAAACCCGATGGCGGCTGAAATCGTGCAGACGGACGCGAAAAAGTTCTTGAAGGAGGCTGGATATGATTAAAATGACGCTTTCCCAGCCGGAGATCAAGATGAAGATCGCCCCGGCGAAGGTGGTTTACACTGGAGATAGCAAGCCCTATGAGGGCGTATACGACGTAACGCCGAAGACTTACGAGCCGGTGGTCTTGCCGACCAGAAACCGGCTTTTGTCCCGCGACGTGAACGTTGCAAAGATTCCACAGTACGAAGTATCCAACGCCGCCGGTGGGCTGACGCTCATCATGGGCGACGAGTATATGAACAGTTAGGAGTGAGCATATGGCAAACAAGTATGTAAACAAACTGATCGTCGGAACGGAGGTAAAGCTCGACCTGTCGGGCGACACCATTGTCGCGAGTGATCTCAAAAAGGGCGTCACCGCGCACGACAAGTCCGGCGCGCCGATCACCGGCACGAACGAATTTGACGTAAACTCGCAGGACGCGGACGCTGCGGTTGCGGAGGTTCTGAAGGGCAAGACATTCTACGCGCGCGGCTCGAAGCTGACCGGCACCATGCCGGACAACGGCGCAAAGACGCTCGAGATTGCCGATGCGGAAGACGAGCCGACAATTGCAATGGGCTTCCACGACGGCTCCGGCAAAGCGCGCATCAAGGCGACAGAAAAAGCAAAAATCATTCCCGGCAATATCAAGTCCGGCATTACCATTCTCGGCGTGGTGGGCAGCTACGGCGGCGAGGCGGTCAAGGCACAGGCGAACAAGAACGTCACGCCGAGCTTTGCCGAGCAGGTCGTGACGCCGGATGAGACGTATGACTATCTGTCGCAGGTGACTGTCGCGGCGATTCCCGTCACCTACACCGACAACGCCGCAGGAGGGCAGACGCTCCAGATCGGAGGCTGAGATGGCAGTCAACAAAGTCGCCCTGAACGGCGAAATCAAGCTTGACCTGACCGCCGACACCGTAACGCCGGAGACACTTCTCAAGGGCGCGACGGCGCACAACGCGGCGGGCGAGCTGATTACAGGAGTGTATGAGCCTATGAACATAAAACAGTACACCGGCACGCTTCTCGCCTCGGGCTGGGCTGCGGATTCGCACGGCTACCAGGCGCAGACGATCACGATAGATGGGCTAAAGGCATCCTACGATGTTGACCCGCAGTGGGACGTTGCACTTTCCGGGATGGACAAGGACGCAGACAGCGCACTTCTGACGGGGTTCTCCCGCGTCAGTAACTTTACGACAGGTGCGAACAGTCTGACCGCGCAGTGCATCGGCGCGCCACCGGAGATCAACATTCCAATTAAGGTGGTGGTATTTGGATGAGCGGAAGAAGCCCTAGATGGATCGAAAAGCCGGTAGGGTTTGCCGGGTGGTCGTGGGCGCAGATCATAGCGGCCTGCCAGAGTAAGCAAATCCCGCAAGAGTGGAAGGTGCATGACTGGAAGAACATGACGATTAACGGCGCAGAATACCGAATCGACATTATCGGCATGAACCATGATGATTACGCGGATGGCTCGGGCAAGGCACCGCTGACACTCCAGCTGCACGACTGTTATGCGGCGGGACGATACGGAATCACCGGCGGCTCTGCGTGGATCGATAGCATTATGCGGACGGAAACGCTTCCGGCGATCCTTGCGCTTATGCCGGCAGAGGTACAAAGCGGGATTCGAGAGGTAACCAAGCTGACGAAACACGGTTCAAGTATCGATACAACAGCAGATAAATTGTTTCTCCCGTCGGTAGTGGAGGTCGGACAACCTGGTAATTCCGGCGTAGACGCTGCCGAAGGTATGCAGTATGCGTACTATTCCCATCAGCTTTATAGCGTAAAGCAAATGGCGGGGGGAGAAGTAGCATGGTGGACACGGACACGCGCCGGCGGAAGTAATGTCTATGCGATTAGCATTTTGGGTACCCCATCCAGCAAAGGCATAACCTCCGAGGCGACTAGAACGGCGTTTTGCTTTTGCTTTTAGGAGGCCGTTATGGGAATGTTTTTGAGAAGAGGTCTTCCGACCCCGGAACACTTCACAGTGGATATATCCGGCGATCTTAGTCCCCAAAACGCATATGCGACAATTGGTGAAACGAAATATACGGCGGCGGCAACGGTAGAAGTGAAGCCGGACGCGACAGTTGATGTCTATGTAGGCGGTAGGGAGACCAGCTGCAAGATAACTCTCAATGGGGAACTGGTGATGGCCGGGATCGGAACGTACGCACTGAAGGTGACCGGGAACGCAGCCATTGCATTCGATAGGAAAACCAATAACAGCGGCTCATACTATATTTGCGATATCACGATGGGATAGGAGATCAGAATGTACATTACAAATCAGTCTATACAGTACCCGGATATCCGCGTGACGCGCACGGATGGGACGGTACGGTTCGAGGGTGCAAGCTTGGCTGGCGTTTCTGCTCTGTCCGGGCCTATTGCGGTCTACACAAACAATGGCTTCCAGATGCAGACATTCGACACGGCAGATTATCTCCGGCAGGAAATTACAGATGGGCTCTGGGTGCTTACCAATATTCCACTGCCGCAGCCGATTGCGCAGGAGCCGGTAGAATACGACTTGGATGCGTCCATCGTCCATGCGGTTCGGTTTTTGATGAAGGATGTGAAGCTGGAAACGGCAGACGAGATCATCCGGTGTTCTGCACTGTACCCGGAATGGACGGCGGGAAAGCACACGGTGGGTGAAACGTTCCTCGTTGATGGAGAGCCGTGGACTTGTTTTCAGGCGTATGACAATGCAGTCTATCCGGATATCGCGCCGGGGAAGACTGCCTGGTACACGTTCAACAAGCCATATCACGGGACATCGCGCGAGACGGCACGGCAGTTTGTCCATCCGACGGGCGCGCACGATATTTACAAGGCGGGAGAATGGGCAGTGCAGGGCGGAAAGTTCACCAAAGCTAACCAGGACACAGCATATAGTCTCGCGGAGTATCCGCAGGCATGGGATGTAGAAGGATAACAGCCGCCCGAGGGCGAGAAAGGAGAACACATGGACACCAAGACCATCATCGTTACCCTCGTCTGCGCCGTGCTCGGCTCGTCCGCGCTGACGGCGGTCGTCAATGCCGTCGTCAGCGCGATACAGAAAAAGCGCGGGAAGACCACGACGCAGGATACGCACCTTGCAGAGATCGACAAAAAGCTCGGCAAAATGCAGGAGCATCAGGACGAGCAGTATCTTGCAATCCTGCGGTTGACGATCATGTCCGAGGAGATGCCGATGGCAGAGCGCCTGATTGCCGGGCAGAAATACGTCAAGCTGGGCGGAAACGGCGATGTAAAAAAGTTTTTGCATCAGCTGGAGGCGCAGTGCGAGCATAGCATCGCGCAATAAAACGGGAGGCGGATATGCGGGTAAAAGGCAAGTGGAGCAAAGGCGAGATGGCGCGCACCATCGTCATCTATCTGCTCAGACTCCTGACGATGGTGCTGATCTGGGCGTGCGCGCTTAAAACCATCGCTGTCCTTATCGCAGTCGGAAGCAACCCGGAGCTTGGTACGTCGGTCGACCTGTCCGACGTGCTCGGCTACGCCGGGGGCGCGGCAGTAACAGAGCTGGGCCTGCTGGCATTTAAACGAGTATTCGCAAAGAAAAATGAACCGGTAGAATGAAAGGGGTACATATGGATAACATTAAAAAGCGGCTGGGCAATTTGCTCAGCGTCAAGTCTCTGGTTACGCTGGTCCTGACGGGCGTGTTTGCGTACATGTCTGTAGCCGGTAAGATCTCGCAGGACTTTATGACGATCTACGCCGTCATTATCGCGTTTTATTTCGGGACCCAGTCCCAGAAGACGCAGGACGTGCTGGACAGTGCGGGTACGCCGCAGGAGGGCGAACAGAAATGATGAAAGCATCCGAGCTTGTGCGCAGGCACATTGACGTTGCGAAGAATTACAAGACCGTCTACATGTGGGGCTGCTTCGGCTCCCCTGTAGGCGAGACGATCATTGACGAAAAATCCGCCCAGTACCCGGACTGGTACACCGGCGGCAGAGTCACGTATCTGCGCAATCTTATCGGCAAGGGCTATTTTGGCTTTGACTGCGTGAACCTCACGAAGGGCATTCTCTGGGGCTGGAACGGCAACAAAAACGCTTACTACGGCGGTGCAAGGTACGCCTCGAACAGCGTGCCGGATGTCTCCGCCGACGGCATGATCGCCAAGTGCTACGCCGTGTCCGGCATCGGCTGGGACAAGCTCATTCCCGGCGAAGGTCTCTGGATGCCCGGCCACTGGGGCATGTACATCGGTGACGGTCTGGCGGTCGAATGCACCCCGATCTGGGACAACGGCGCACAGATCACCGCCGTCCAGAACATCGGCACGAAAGCAGGCTACCACGCCCGCAATTGGCAGAAGCACGGAAAGCTCCCGTGGGTCGAGTACGACACCGTGAAGGTCGACGAGGCCGTCGAGGAGGCGAAGAAGACCATCAAGCAGAAGGCCGGTCTTACAGACAGCACGATCGATTACCTCGCCGGATACAAGTACGGTGACGATCTTCTCAAAAAGCTCGCAAAGGCGATGGAGTAAGGGGGCGGGGCTATGGCTCCACAAGCCAGATGCAAATTACCGCCGGAGCTTGGCGGACTGATGCGCCGGGATATGGAGACGGTTATTTACCAATCGAATCTCGGCCGCGAAGACGCAAAGATCGCGCAGCTCTACTTTGTGGATAAGCTCCCACAGGTTGACGTTGCGACAGAGCTGTATATTGGCCGCGCTACGGTACAGAGGCGGCTTCCCGGTATCGTGCGGGAGATGCAGCGGACATCCAACAAACTGTATAACTGAGATAAGCGCCGGTTTCTCGGCGCTTATTTTTTTATAAAAATTTTTGAAAAGCCCTTGACATATACGGTAATACCGTATATAATGAGACCATAGAGATAAACCAAATACAAATTACGGAGGGTTTAAAAATGGCTATGGTAATCAACAAAAACGGTACAGAAATCAACTTTGACGCGGCGGTTGCACTGATGGATGATGACATCCGTGAAGATCTCCACGTGGAACTTGCGCCATGCACCGATCAGGAGTTTTTTACTGCGTATGAGGCCCGTCACGAAGCCAAGTATGGCGAAGAGTGGGAGCTCAGCAAAGAGAACCCCTGCTACTGATGCCGACGGAAGCGCAGAAGCGCACCCGCGACAAGTGGGATGCAGAAAACATGTCCGTGATCTCCTGCAAACTCAAGCGGGAGATCGCGGAAAACTTTAAGACCGCAGCGAGGGCCAACGGCACGACGCCAAACGAACTGATACGCGGCTGGATTGCCACATATTTATTTGAGCAAAACTGATGCATAACTGAGGCACAGGAAAATAGTAAAAAGCCCATACTGGACACATCAAAGGAGTGTTCGGTATGGGCTTTTCTTATTTCAATCCAAACCCGGAAGGGAAACAAGTTGGAGACTGTACCGTCCGGGCAATTGCGAAGGCAACGGGAAAGAGCTGGGATGAAACATACGTCGGGCTTTGCCTACAGGGTCTGAAAATGGGGGACATGCCGTCGGCGAACAGTGTCTGGGGTGCGTACCTCCGGCAGCAGGGATTTACCCGGAACGTTGTGCCGAACACATGCCCGGACTGCTATACGGTCGAGGAATTCGCAAGAGACCATCCGCGCGGTGTGTATGTACTCGCTCTATCAAGCCACGTAGTGTGCGTAGAGGACGGAAAGTATTTCGATAGCTGGAATTCCGGGAACGAAATCCCGCTGTTCTACTGGGAAAAGGAGGATAAATGATGTTCGGACAACAGCCTTATGTGTATCAGCAGCCGATTTACAATCAACCGCCCATGATGCAGGAACCAATGATGCGTCCACAGTATCAGCCTGCGCCGTCGATGCAGTATCCGACTCCACAACCTCAGCCACAGCAACCGAGCGGGGGACAGTCTATCATCTGGGTTCCGAACGAAAAGGCGGCAAACGAATTTATCGTCGCGCCGAATAACGCCGTCACGCTCTGGGACATGAATGCGCCGGTTGTGTATGTGAAGAAAGCCGACGCAAGCGGTAAACCGGCAATGACAACGTATGACCTCGTAGAGCGCTCTACAGCCCCCGTGATCCCCACAGCGCCGCAAACAGTGCCTACGGTGGAATACGTGACCCGCAAGGATTTTGACGAGCTGGCGGCAAAGGTGGCGGCTCTGAGCGTCAAGCCCGTTAGAAAGGTGAAGGAGGCAGACAATGAACCCACTGTTTAATGCACTCGGCGGCGGGCAGATGCCCGGAATGATGGGACAGTTTCAAAATATGGTGCGGCAGTTTCAGCAGTTCAAGCAGAGCTTTCAGGGAGACCCGAGGGCGGAGGTTGAGAAGCTGGTACAGTCTGGGAAAATCTCGCAGCAGCAGTTGAACCAGCTCCAGCAGATGGCTGGACAGTTTCAGCAGCTATTGGGGTAGCGGATTGCTATAAGCCTGCTTTTTTGTGGGTTTTCCGACTGATTGCAGGCTCGGTGTCTATGCTGTCGGACTTTTCGTATCTCCACATATAGCCGTGACAAGTTCTGTTTCTCCCCTTTGCGTTATTTAGTATCTGGCAAGGATTACACCCAATCTCGCGCGCAGCGTCTGAAACGCAATCCCACGCCTTAACAAATTTCCCGTCAAGAGAATATTGGTATATTGGTTTTGCTGCATAGTGCGACTTTCCGAGCCTACCTTTATTTACCGATTGTTTTCCGAGAGCGTAAAAACTATGCTTGATGTTTTCCGATGCAGTTACCCATTCAAGATTTTCGGCGCGATTGTTACGCTTGTTCCCATCTTTGTGGTTTACTTGCGGCTTTCCTTGTGGGTTATCTACAAACGCTTGTGCAACAAGAATATGTATAGATTTGTTTTTGTTTTCTGCGTTCTTGCAGAGCGTGACGGTATCATATCCTGACTGATGGTGTTTTTTTGCTAAAACCTTTTCTTTGCCGGTGTGATTATAGTTTAGGCTTTTTACTTCTCCGAAATCGCTTACCTCGTAAAGCCCCTCATATCCGGCTACTGGCATCCACATATAATCGCCTCTCTTTCGCTTGGTGGATTTGTTTGTTTTAATTATAGCACACATATTTTCTAGATACAACATCTGCGCAGATTTGTATAATAAAATTTTTATGAAAGGAGAGATTGATATGTCTCTTTCTGACGGCGGCGTTCAGGCCACTATGCCTGTTGCACCCGTAAATTCCAGCAACGGCAACGGCTTTGGCTGGGGCGGTGACGGCGCATGGTGGATCGTGCTGTTCCTCATCTTTGCCGCGTTCGGCGGCTGGGGTAACGGAAACGGCTTTGGAAATCGTGGAGGGAACAGCGGCGGCGTTGTTGACGGCTATGTTCTGGCCTCTGACTTCTCGAACATCGAAAGAAAGATTGACGTCGTGAACAATGGTATCTGCGACGGCTTCTATGCGATGAACACTGGGATGCTTAACGGCTTTGCCGGTGTAACGCAGGCTGTGACTTCCGGCTTCTCTCAGGCGGAGCTTTCCCGCTGCAATCAGCAGGCTGCGCTTATGCAGCAGCTGAACAACATGGCGATGCAGGCACAGGAGTGCTGCTGTGAAAACCGCGCTGCAATCGCCCAGGTGCGCTACGACATGGCGACGCAGGCATGCGACACCCGCAACACCGTGCAGAACAGCACGCGCGACATCATCGACGCGATGAACTGCGGCTTCCGCAGCATTGACCAGAGATTGACGGCGCAGGAACTGGCTGCAAAGGACGCGAAGATTGCCGAGCAGAACCAGCAGCTCTTTGCGGCGCAGCTGGCGGCTTCTCAGGCGGCGCAGAATGACACGCTCAAGTCTTACGTGAGCGGCCAGTTGGCGTATTACAACCCGCGCCCGGTTCCGTCTTTTGCGGTTCCTGCTCCTTACCAGTTCGCTGGCTGTAACGGCTATAACGGCGGTTACAACTGCGGCTGCGGCAACTGCGCTTAACTCCATAACGTAGAGCTTTTTCGTGACTCCACGAAAATGGTCGGTTCCTTGCCGATACTCAAGAAACGCGGCGGGGCAATCGTCCCGCCGCTATTTTAATTGCCTCGAATTCGAGGCAGAAAGGAATGATTTTATGGCTGAATTTACAGCGCCCAATATTCAAATTGTCGCCGCCGGGCAGAACGTCCCCCTAATTTCCACGTCGGCTTGTGGTAAACCGTGTATCGTCCACCGTGACGGAAGCGGGCTTGTTACGCTACGTGGTCTGACGCAGCAGTGCAAGGCGAAGTTCCGTGTATCCTTTGGCGCGAATATCGCCGTTCCTACAGGCGGAACAGTCGGAGCTATCACCGCTGCGCTCGCCATTAACGGGGAGGCTTTGAACAGCGCCACAGCGACCGTAACCCCTGCGGCTGTTGAGAACTATTTCAACATCTACGTTTCAACATTCGTGGAAGTTCCGCGCGGCTGCTGCTTGACTGTAGCGGCAAAGAATACCAGCGCACAGGCGATCAGTTTCGCAAATAGCAATATGATCGTCGAGCGCGTATCGTGAAGGGAGGAAGAAATATGTACGATTTGAGAAACCTTCGTGAAATGCTCTGCAAAGAGCTGGACGATATCGCCGATAAACGCGAAATGTCCGCCGGTGACTTGGACGCAATCCAGAAGTTGACAAGTTCCATCAAGAACACCTACAAAATCGAAATGCTCGAGGACGGCGGCTATTCCCGCGACGGCGAGTGGGAAGCCGATATGCGCGGCACGTATGGTCGTGGCAGCTCTTACCGGGGCAGGCGTCGGGACTCTATGGGCCGGTATAGCCGCACCGACGCGCGGGAGCATATGCGCTCGACGCTGGAAGACATGATGCACGACGCGGACGATGATAAAACGCGCGAGGCTATCCGCCGCTGCATGGAGCAGATTGACAGAGCATAAGGAGGGAAAGACATGCTGGATGAAGCCGAAATCCGAAAGGAAATAGCACGGCTGGAATACGAAGAATCCAGCTATCCCAATTATGCCAAACTGGCGAACCTATATGTGATACGCGACAAGATGCAGGAAGAGGAACGGGGCGACGGCGGTAGGTATGTGGGTTACTACTCCGGCGCTCCCGCTCCTGTTACCGCGCAACCGGCTACCGTGGGCGATTACGGGGACAGTGAGTTTTTGCTTGCGGTAGCCGGGAAAGACCCGGCGAAGGCTTGGACGGTCGTTGACGAACTCATGGACACGCTTTCACTTGTAAACCGAAGGGTATATGATTCTGTTTTAAGAAAAATAAAGTCCCTATGACGAGGCAAAAAGCGTGGCAAATTCCGTGGCAAAAATGCGTGTCAAAATTGTGTTTTGCGTGTCAAATAATTGATACGCATCGCAAATAAATGATACGCTCGAAATGCCTGAAAGCCTTGATATACAAAGGAAAACCCTGTAATCACTTGAGATTACAGGGTTTCTTCTTTGGCGCGGAAGGAGAGATTCGAACTCTCGAATTGAGCTTTAAACCAGTTGAAAATACTGCACTTTTTATTTTCATGGCAAATATCGTGGCAAAATTAAGAGAAGAACTTTTTCATTTCCTGCACAGACTCGGAAATGTCTGCTTGTGCGATGTGTGTATAGATTTTACGCATTGTTCCGTAGTCTGACCATCCGCCCAGCTGCATCGTGACTTTTTCTGATATACCAAGCTTATATGCAAGGGAGCAGAAGGAATGCCGCAGACCGTGTGTCCCGACTTCTGGCAAATTCGCTTCCTTGCATATTTTATTTGATGCAGCGCGAATGCTGTTCGGATTTGCAACGATGACAAAATCACTCGATCTTTCTGCTTCTGAAAGCAGCTGCGACAGCTTCGGTATCATGATTGGGATAGTCCGCCGTGAAGAACGGTTTTTGTTAGACACTTTATTCACCAGCTTGTTGTTTTCGTCGAACAGGGTAGCCCCTCGAACCGTTATGGACTGCTTTTTCAGATCAACGTTCTCCCAACGCAAACCAAGAATTTCTGACACACGCAGAGAGTGCAGTGCAAGAAGAAACGCGATTTCATACTTACTCCCTTCTGCCGCTTTCAAAAACACAGGAATTTCTTCCGCAGACAAAAAAGCGTGCTCGTCAGATTGGACGGTGGGAAGCGCCACTTCGTATGATACACCATATCGCTTAAGCGCCGGACGTATCAGCGCCCATGTTTCGCGGATGGTCTTCGGGCTGCATTTTTCGGCGTTGATCGCCTGCTGTATAGCACTCACGGAGAGTTTGGATAAGGGGACATCCATAATAGGTTGAAGGTAACACCGTTGCTTGATTCTGTGTCCGCGAATAGACGCTGGGGAAAGAGTGCCGCTCTTGAATTCCAGGTATTCGTCTATGGCTTTGCGGATTGTTATTTCCGGCTTGGCCTCCTCGGCAGAAAGGATACCGATTTTGTATTCTAAAGCTGCCTGCTCTGCTTCTCGCTTCGTTCCGGCAGTGAACGACCTCGCTTCCCCATTTACCATCACTCGGCATCGGTAAGAGCCGGACGGCAGTTTTTCAGCCTCTGGGACTTTCAGTTTTTTCATTGCTGTTCTCCTTTTTGACGATACGAAGAATGGTGAAGCCTACGGCCAGTATGGACGCGACAATCAAGGCAATAAATATCCACGCCATTACAGATAGCCTTCCGCCCCGGATAATACCAGCGTCTGTAATCTGCGAGTCGATAACAAGGTACACGATCAGCGAAAACGCAAGTATGGCGCAGAAAAAGACCAGCAGGTAGCAGATAGCGTGTGTGGCTTTGATCTGCGCCCGCTGCATTTCGTTTGCGGCGGCCGCTCTGACGTTCTCGAGTTCAAGCCTGTGGTTCCGCTCCTGTAGTTCGCTTGGACTGTCAGTAGGCGGTTTTAGCCCGCACAGCTCATCCAGCGACAGACCGAGAACGAGGCATAGCGCGGCAGAATTGTACAGTTTCGGGTCTTGCTGTGTTCCTGCGCAGAGTTTCGTCACAGCCGATCTGGAAACGCCGGATTCTTCGACAAGTCTGTCGATGGTGTAATGCTGATCTTCCTTCGCCCGCTTTATGTTCCTCTGATATGTAGAAAAATATGGGGCGAGTTCCTGAATTGCCGACATGATATACCTCCATTTTCACATATATTTCGCTGATTCTTCCGCCACGGATATGATTTTACCAATTTGAGGGTGGACATTTCTGCCGCTTTTGCTATGCTGGTTACAGGCGCGTGAGAAAGCCCCACCGCCGGGGGAGCGACGGTGGGGCGATCTTAAACATTCCATTATACAAAATAGTCTGTCCCATAATTGCCGCTTACGAGGGTTACCGGACGAAGAAAATGCAAGGTGTTCTTTGTGGAAGATTCCAAATTGAAATTATTGAACGAACGTTCTAAAATATGGAGGTACACCAAATGCAGAGCATCAATATTCGCTTTGAAAACGGGAAAGTAAACATCATCGTAGACGGGGCGCTTTTCAAAGACGTCCACAGTCTGAGCCTCGACTACATCAAAGGAGCGCCCATGCTCTTTGCCTGTGTGTCGGATGTAGGCGAGACACGGGAGCAGTGGCAGAACTCTAAGTTTATGAGTTAGACGTAATAAGGATTCGGCTTCAGCAAGATTGCGATAGTATCAATGACCCATCCAATCCCGCACAACCCAAGTGTAAAGAGATACAGGATTCCTGTTCCAACTTTGCCCTCATAGAATTTATGTGCACCGATCATACCGAAGAAAAGGCAAAGGAAGAATGAAACCCATTTGTTCTTCGGACGACCATACCCGCGGATAGTATTCACGTTCGCATTTGTGTTCGTGTTATTGATTACGACGTTCGGCTGCGCGGACTTTAATTCTTCAACTTGTTTTCCACATTTCGGGCAAATCACGCAGTCCTTGTCGATAATCTCACCGCAAAACTTGCAGTATTTTTGGTCTTTGTTTAGAGTTTGCCTTTCAGTATCCATTTCAATTTCCCCATTTCTTTTGTAATTCTTTTTGCCACTATTCCCAGTTTACCACCAAAAGGCGGTAACTCAACGACAATCTTGCATAAAAAACTGTACGTAAATTTGGAAGAATAGGAGAATATACGAATGAAAAATCTTTGCATTCCGGATAGCGCGTGCTATTATGAAGAACATGAAGAGAAGACAACAGATATCCGCGAAAGAATCAAACAGGAAATAATGAGTTTGACCGACCGGCATGCAGAATATGTTTTACGGCAGATGGACGAAAATGTAACGGAGGAATAAAATGAAAGAAATTCTAGGATTGTTATTAGCCTTTTCAGTATGCTCCAACGTCTGGCTATGGGTTAACCTTTGGAATCTCAAAAAAGAGCATTTCCGATTCGCGGAAAGTATGACTAGCTTCCTGAAAGAATTTTTAGAAGAACTTAGCCAACAGCCACCCAAGGATTGTTCCTGCAAGTGTTCCGAGCAATCCGCCAACGAAGTATAAATCCGCTTTTCTCTCTGCCTTTTTCCGCAGATACTCTTCCCGTTTTAATTGTTCGACATAATATGGAACGGTCTTTCCAAGCGCAATATCCGGGAGTTCAATTCGTTCCCCATTCATTTCAATGTAATCTTTCACAGCAGCTTCTTCGCCTCCTCGATCAGACCGAGCAGCTTCTCTAGTTGCTCATCCGACATACCATCAACAGAATCCAGAAGCTTTTGCTTTGCAGTCCTCACGGCCTCATCCTTCGGGATGGGGTCTTTTTTTATGCCCTCGCCCATCAGTTCTTCGACTGTTACGCCGAAATAGTTGGCGATTTTTTTCGCATTTACGTCAGAAGGATTGGTTTTCCGCGCTTTCCAACAGCTTATCGTTGACTTGTCAATTCCGAGTTCTCGACCAACGTGTGCAGGAGTTTTGTTTGCAGAAGCGCAAAGCGCAACAAAGTTGTCATAAAACACAATAATACACCTCTGGAATTGTTAAGTACGACGAAAGTTGAATTAGTTTGCAAATAGCGGTTGACAGTTGAGAATGTTTGATGTACTATTGTCTTGCGGTTGAAAAAGTTTGCAACAAACAAGACCCAAGCAAATCATCGCTTGTGCCAATGCTAGTGTGTTTCTCGCAAATTCATAGTAGCACAAACAGTAAACAATTTCAACAACAAATTTCAAAAGTTGACTGCGGCGTAAAGAAAAGCCGCCCGTGGTTCGTTCACGAGCGGTTTTCTCCAGAGTTGTTTACCAGAACGCGCTGCATCGCTAGACCCCGGCAGCACACGTGGGAATGGCTTACTTGCCTGCCGATGGCATACACCCTTTTTACGCGGTCGGTTTCGCTTGTATTCCTGCCTGATACTGGCGAACGCAAAACGAACTTACGCTTCTATGACGCGCCGCTCACTTTGGCAGTTCTGGCGCTGCCCCTTGCCCTAACGCATTACGCCGTTTCTTTGGTCTGGAACTGGCAAGTTCAAAAGTTTGGTCATGTAAACCACCTCCCGAATTTACCTAAAAGGGCTAATGGCAGTATAGCACGTCTGGGGCGTTGCAGTCAACAAATTTAACAGTTAGGAGGATAAAGGATGCCAGAAAAATGGACAGGCGTACTGATTGGAAAAATGCACAATGCGCGTGTTTCATACGACGATCTTGCCGCAGAGCTTGGACTCACAAAAGGCTATTTGTCCATGATCTTGAACGGGGCAAGGAAGCCGCCGAACGCAAAGGCACGACTGAATGCCGCATTTGATGCCGTCGTAGAGCGGCGCAGCAGAGAAAAGGAGGAATAACATGCCAGCGGTAAAGCTCGGCCGGGACAATACGTCGAAGAACCTGTCCCGCCTGATTTACGGGAGGGTAAAGGAGAGAAACGTAAAACTGGACGACTTGCTTAAACTCGCCGGGGTATCAAGCAAAACGACGCTGACAAAGCGAATGCGCGAGCCATTGGGAGAGCAGATGAAAGGGACAATCGCAATTTGCAAGCGGCTTGGAATCACGCGGGAGGAGTTTTTGGACTCCTTTGATTACTAAGTATCCGGTTTTGGCGCTTGCAAAAATCTAAGAACAAACGAAAAGGAAGGAAACGCAAATGAAAGTCAGATTAACATTTTTGGAGCCTGTGCTTGGCACGTGGCCGAGCAACGAGAATGTGGCGCGGGATTTCATCGCGTCGAAAGCGCCGGACGCTTCTACCATCGAAGACGAGATCGCGGCTTTGGGCGCGGACGTGGTGGCAGACAAGGGCATGACAGTCTTCCCCCGCGCGAACGGGTGCCCGGTTTTGTATGACTACCAGATCAAGGGGTTCTTCAAAGACTCTTGCGGCATGTTGGCAAGAGTCAAGAGTACGAAGAGCTCGAGCTTGAAAGCTTACAAGAAGATCATCGACGGTTTGATTTTCGTCGAGCCGCGGCACATCCCGATTTCCGTCAACGGCGAGATCGGCGAATGCCAGCGGCCTTTGCGAGCGCAGACCCCGCAGGGCGAGCGTGTCAGCTTGGCGAATTCTGAGGAAGTCCCGGCGGGCAGCACGATTGAGTTTGAGATCAACATGTTAGACGAGAAGGCACATCTTCCCGCTGTTATGGAGTGGTTGGACTACGGACGGCTCAGAGGCATCGGCCAGTGGCGGAATTCCGGAAAGGGACGGTTCACCTACGAAGTGCTCGATTAAGTGCGATGGCGGGGCCGGGAGCGGCCGTGATCGGCACAGCAAAGCAATGGCACAGCAGGGCTGCGATTGGCTTTGACGGCAAGGGCGACGCGGGGAATTGCTGTGAAAGGCCCAGCCAAGCAACGGAATGGCAGGGCAGCGCAAGGAGACGCCATGAGACGCAATGGCGGGGTGGCGCCATGACGAGCTCTGATGGCAGCGGCATTGATAGCTATGTTCGGCAAGGGCTTCGACTGCTGTGTGTAGCGAGGGCATGACTTGGAGCTGCGTAGCGAAGCAAAGGCTTGGTCGGGCAATGCTGGGTACGCAAAGGCTTTGGTATGCAATTCGTGGCAACGGCACTGTAGAGATTTGATGTGCCTCGCAAAGGCAAAGAATAGTCTGGCTTCGCGGCGGCATGGGATGCTATGTTTGCAGCGGCGTTGCTTGGCGAAGTTTCGCAATGTCACGCAAGGCGAGGGCGAGGCACAGAGTAGCTACGCAAGGGCGAAGTAAAGCAAGGATTGGCAACGGCAAAGCACACCGGAGCAACGATAGGCAATGGCGTAGTAACGCACGCTTTGCTCTGACAGGCAAAGGAGAAGCTAGTGATCCGCGGAGAACCGATGCGCAAAGGCAGAGTATAAGGAGATGAACGATTGGTGGAACGGTCCTCCGGATTGATAAATGCATCAAAGAGTAACTGTCAATTTGGTAACGAAAAATGCTTGTGTCAGTTTTGCAAAGCTGGATGCAGTAAACAGCTTACTTGTTTGGAATGCATTTCAGAAAGAAAAACTGTCCATGACATCTCCAAATGCACGGGATTCAAAAAGGAAATGAGTGACTGATGAGACGCCTCTCTAGACTGATTAAGAACTTTGCAATAGCACGTGGAAACACAAAAAGCCAGTATTGCCTGGACCTATTTAAGAAGGAGCATAATAGAACTAGAGCAAGGACTGGTATCGCGACGGCAGGGCTGCGAAGGGCTCAGAGACGCAAAGGCTATGCAGCAAACAGAAAAGCCCCACTCGGCAAGGAAGACTATTTAAGGAGGATGAGAAAATGAGTGACGTTGAGATTATCACGGAATTAAACCACCGGGCGGCGCGGGAGCGCGAGCTTGGCGAAAGGTGGGACGAGATCGTCCGGCTTCGCAGGCGGCAAAAGAGCCTGATGAAGATCGCGGAAACGGCCTGCTTCTCTGTGGCGTGTATGCTACTGGGCGGTACGGCGGTTATGCTGGGCTTCGGCCTGTTCCGGGCGGCGGTCACGCTTGGAGGAGCGGCGGCGTGCTTCTTCGTCGGCGCGGTGCTTACGGGGGCATGAGATGGAATATCCGTGTAAGAGCTGTGAAAAAGGGCGCGGTGAGAATTGTATGTGCAACAGATGGCGGGAGTGGTTCCGCTACACATGCGCGAATCCGCCCGAAGCGCCGCAGGAGCAGAAGGTCACGTACCGCGATATCGTGTTCTGGACGGTGTTTACAGAAGCGTGGAGGTGAGCATGAAGCAGACGGAGAGAATCCTGCAATATATGCGCGACTTCGGAAGCATTACGCAGCTCGAAGCGATTCGGGACATCAGCTGTATGCGTCTGGGAGCGAGGATTTTTGATCTCAAGCGTGAGGGCTACGAGATCAAGAAGGAAACGGAAACGAGCAAGAACCGGTATGGCGAGGACACGAGCTATGCCAGATACAGGTTGGTGGAATGATGAAAGATAAGCAGCAAGCGCCGTTTATCACGGATATCAACGGTGCAGAGATTTATGACGGAAACGAGTATTTCGTCTCCGACGAAGGCAATATTGCCGCCGTGCCTCCAGGAGAGAACTGGAACGCACATAACGCCCTGATTGAGCATTTGGTGGAAACGTATGGCACGAATTACATCGCGGAAATGTGCGGCTTGGACAAGCGAGTCTGCAAGATTTAAGGAGGGAAGATGGCAAACTTTGAAAGCGGCGTGAGCCGGTATATTCAGACGGCGGCGGTCGTCAGGGTGGCGTTCCCGGTCGATCTGAAAGGGAACGAATACATTTGCTGCGATGCGTGCCAGTTTTACCGCAAGAGCAGCAGCCGGTGCGGACTGACAAACGAGCCGCTGCTCTGGCCGGGCCGGTATGTTGGGAGTGACTGCCCGCTGGAACTGATCGAAGAAACGGAGGATGAAACATGAAGCAGTTCCGCCTTTTAAGGCCGGATGAAATTGAGTGCCGCGTGGCACAGTGCAACGAAAATGGCGCGTCGATTCTGCTGTACAAGACGGCAAGAACGGATGCGGACTTGCTTGACGAGACGGTAGGCGCGCAGAACTGGGAGAATGATTTTAAACTGGTTGACGGCGTCCTGTACGGCGGTATCGGCGTAGACTACACCGCAAACGGACACCCTATCTGGAAATGGGACGCCGGAACAGAAAGCAACACAGAAGCCGAGAAGGGCAGAGCGTCGGACGCGTTCAAACGGGCCGGGTTCAAACACGGGATCGGACGGGAGCTTTATTCCGCGCCGTTTATCTGGATCGACGCGGCGAAGTGCCAGAGGCTCAAGAAGAACGACAAGACAGGCCGCTGGCAGTGCTCTGACCAATTTGACGTGACGGAGATCACCTACGACGAGCAGGAGCGAATCAAAACGCTGACGCTTGCATCGAAGGGAAAGCCTGTCTACACCTTCGGACACGGTGGGAAAACTGAGACGCCGAGCACCCCGCGCCTTGTCTGCGCGGACTGTAAAGGAGAGATCACGCAGATCGTAGAAGGTGGCACACAGTTTACCGCTTTACAGGTAGCCGAGAAAACGAGAAAGCGCTTTGGCAGATGCCTTTGCTGGAACTGTGCGAGTAAGGCATGAGAGAGCTGAACATAGTTGAAGCTTCGTGGAGCATGGACGCGGCGGGAAGCTGGCTGAAACTCCGGCCGGAGCTGCCCGGACAAGCCCAGATGGTTGCAGGGGAACTTGACCCGCAGAAGAAGTACACGGTCACGATCAAGGAATTCCGGAAGATGCGGAGCCTGGATGCAAACCGGTATCTTTGGGTGCTTTGCAATAAGCTCTCGGTCAAGGTGGGCGCGCCGCCGGAAGAAATCTACCGGCACTATATCCCGGACGTTGGCGATAACTCCGATACGATCTGCATTCCGGACGCAGCAGTCAAGCGATTTCGGGAAGACTGGGAATCGCACGGACTCGGGCGCTGCACGGAGATCATGGCGTCAAAAATTCCGGGCTGCACGAACGTCATTTGCTACTACGGCTCGAGCACCTACGACACAAAGCAGATGGCGCGGCTCATTGATCTGGTCGTTGAGGACTGCAAACAGCAGGGCATTGAGACGCTGCCACCAGAAGAACTCGAGCGTATGGCGCTGGAATGGAGGCAGGATGAGAAAGGAAACGAAGGCAACAAAGATACCTGAGAAGGTCAAGAAAGCCGTCTGGGAGCGCGACGGCGGGCGCTGCATCGTCTGCCTTCGCCCCGGCAATCCGTGGTGCCACTTCATCCCACGCTCGCAGGGTGGGCTTGGGGTCGAGCAGAACATTGTGACGTTGTGTGATGACTGCCACAAGCAGTTCGACCAGTCGGCGAAGCGCGAGCACATGAAAGCGTATATCAGACGCTACTTAAAAATGAAATATCCCGATTGGGAGGAAACGAAACTGGTTTATAAGAAAGGGCTGTAATCATGGAATCCTATGTAAAACTGAGTACGGAAAAGTATGAGGAATTGGCCAAGAAGTGCGCGAGATACGATATGCTTTTTGAGGCGTACAAGCGCACGCCTTCGTATCGTCTCGACGATGTTTTGAAAGCCATTTTTGGCGTTCCGGAAGAGAACGCGTCGGATACGGAGAACGGAAAATGCTGAATCACATTGCCATTATGGGAAGAATGACCAGAGACCCGGAGCTTCGGAAGACACCGAACGGAACTTCGGTCGCGTCCTTCACGCTGGCGGTTGACCGCGATCTTACGCCGAAGGGCGGAGAGAAAGAGACGGATTTCATTGATTGCGTCGCGTGGGCGGGAACCGCTGATTTTGTAAGCGGCTACTTTTTTAAGGGTAGCATGGCCGTCGTAGACGGTCGGTTGCAGCTGCGCGACTGGAAGGATAAGGACGGCAACAAGCGCCGGTCTGCTGAGATCGTGGCAAACCGTGTTTACTTCGGCGAAGGAAAGAAATCTTCGGAGCCGAAGGACCCGGAAAACCCCGGCGGGTTTACGATGATGGACGAAGATGACGGCGAAGAACTGCCGTTCTAAGGCGGTGGCGGGATGGCAAACAACAAAGACCCTGCCGTCTTGTTTTACACGTCGGATTTCCTATCCGGCTGTGCCTTGATGGATATGCGGGAGCGTGGGCAGTATATCACGCTCCTGTGTCTCCAAAGAGAGCGCGGGCATATGACGATGCAGGAAATCATACGGGCTGTCAAAAAGCCGTCAGACGAGGTTATGAGCAAGTTTCAGAAGGATGAGGACGGCAAGTACTTTAACCACCGGATGGAGCTTGAAATCGAAAAACGGGAGAAGCATTGCCAGCGTCAAAGGGAGAACATCAGCAAGCGTTGGAACAAAGAAAATGATAACTCTGGTATGGCTGATGGTAGTGCTTGCGGTAATACCACGGTATTACCTTTAGGAAATGGAAATGGAAATAGAAAAGAGAGTAGTTCTATTTCTGAGAAGAAACGTAAGAAATTTATACCACCTACGTTGGAAGATGTTTCCGCATACGCGAAGGAGCGTGGAGTTCCGAATTTGGCACAGAAATTTTTCGACTATTATTCTGCCGGAAATTGGGTTGACGGGAAGGGTGACCCCGTACGGAACTGGAAACAGAAGTTTTTGACGTGGGAATCGAAAGAACACGAGAAGGGCACGCCGTCACAGCCGGGGAAGAAGCCGGGCTACAACGTGCAGCATCACGGAGACGAGCTGTCTGATTTCCAGAGGGCGGCGATTCAGCGGATGTTGGAGGATGGGGCATGAATACTTGGATCGTCGTCCGCGACCCTGAAGAAGGCAGAGACAAGAAGATCGTCATCCGCGCGCCGGAGTGCTGGGAGGCGGAAGTGACGGTGCAGGTCAGGAGGAAGACATGAATAATTTCGGACCGTGCGCGAAGGACTGCCCCAACCGGAAAGCCGGTTGCAGCGCGTCCTGCGAGGCCTGGAACGCCGTGAAGGGAGAACGGCTGAAAAGCTACGGCAGGCGCGCCGAGATCATCGACATAAGCCAGATGACGAGCGGCGGGGCGAGAAACTGCCGGAGGGCGGCAAGAGGGAAACGGAAAATAGGAGGGGCGATGTGACGTGAGCGATTTAGAGCAGACCGCGATTGCCCGTGTATTTCCGCGAAAGACAAACGCTTCGCCGACTGATGCGCTGGCGTTCTTCCGAGAGCCGACGATTGAGAACATCTCGGACTGCATCAAGGCGGGAGTGACAAAGGTACATATTTCCGTGACGTTCACATGGGATTTGGAACGTGCAGAGGAACTATACGACACATGGCAGATTCTCGGCGTACCGGTAGAAGTCGGCGGTCCGGCATTCGATGATCGCATGGGAGACTTCACACCGGGGCTTTACTTGCGTGACGGTTTGATTTTTACCTCGCGGGGGTGCACAAAGGACTGCTGGTTTTGCTCCGTACCGCGCTGCGCGCATGGCGTAATTCGGGAGCTTCCGATCGTGGACGGATGGAACATCCTTGACGACAACATTCTTGGAACGTCAGAAACGCATTTTCGGGCAGTTTGTGACATGCTTAAGAGGCAGAAACATAGGGCAATTTTTACGGGAGGCTTAGAACCGGCACTATTGCAGCAATGGCAAGCGGACATTTTACATGAGGTAAAACCGGCGAGGCTCTACACGGCATATGACACTCGTGACGATCTGGAACCGCTGATCGAGATGGGCAAGAAGCTGCGGGCAGCAGGATTTCGCCCGGTAAGCCATACCATGTGCTGCTATGTGCTGTGCGGCTACGACGGGGACAGTTTTGAGGACGCTGAAAAGCGCCTGGCGCAGACCATGCGTGCTGGATTCGTGCCGTATGCCATGCTGTTTCGCGGAGAGGATGGAAAGTACGATTCTGAGTGGCGGAGATTCCAGCGCGAATGGTGCCGCCCAATTATCACTGGGAAAAAGTTCAACGAATTTTGGAGGGATACGCCATGACAGACAAGGAAATTATACAGGCGCTGCGGTGCTGCGAAAAAGAAGTTTGTGCAGACGGTGGTTTATGCCCGCTTTTTAGCGACGCGGATTGCATCGTGCATTTAGGCGAGGCAGCCATTGATTTGATCGAGCGCCTGACCGCCGAGAATGTGGCGCTCCGCGAAGGCGCGAGTCTTGGGAAAGTAAAACGCTCGCAGAAACAGGCTTATGAAAAGCAGATCAAGTCTTTGCAAGCGTTAGCAAACCGGCAGCTGAGCGAGATCAAAAAACTACAAAAGGATCTTTGCTGGAAGGACCTAGAGGTTGATGCCGCCGAATGGAAGCAGGAGCGGGCAGAAGCCGAGAGGGACGCGCTGCGGGAGAAAGCGCCACAGTGGATTAGCGTGGCGAGCAGGTTGCCGGAATTGTGGAAAAACGAGAGAACCGGCGAACTTGTAAATTACATAGTTCACAGCCCCTACTTCGGCACCGATATCGGGAACTATCACAAAGAGGCTGGGACTTGGTTGTGCATGGGGTTGCCGTGCACTGTCACCCACTGGATGCCGCTGCCGGAAGCGCCGGAGGAAGGAGAAAAGGCATGAGACTTACAACGGATACCCCGAAAAACAATCTTGAAATGGCGCTGAACCTGTTCTACGTCAAGGACGAAGAGGTATGGGTGCGCGGATACGGGAAGAACGGCGCAGATATCAGCCTGTTCGACATGTCGCGTGGTCTGACCAGATGGAACTGCCCGTATGTGGACTTGGATATCTCGGATGATTCCTTCTCGATGATGATGGCCGAATGGCTCTGGGAAGATGTTGAATCGTTCGAGCACGTTTTGGCTCTGCTCTATCAGGCAGCATGGGTATGCGCGGAGCTGCGCGAACATTTGAAGCAGTTCGAGGACAAGGAGGATGCCGATGGAACGACTAACATTTGAAGGAAACTTTTGTGACCTTGCGCAGTGCCGAGACTCGGCGTGCCGGCAGAGCGGCACCTGCACGATGAAGGAGGTATGGGAAAGGCTCAAGGCTTACGAAGATGCGGGGTTATCCCCGCAGGCGTGCGCCGAGGCTCGGGAAATTGAGGAAACGCTTTCCGGCTGTGATTACTCCATCTCACGAATGGTGGAGCTGATGAAAGCCGACAAGAACGGGCGCGTGGTGGTGCTGGAAAGGGAGAATCGGCATGGATAAAGAACTGCGGAGGGTACTCGCAAAAAAATACAACGGGATGAAGCAACGGTGCTACAACCAAAAGAACAGCGAGTATAGAAACTATGGCGGGAGATGCATTTATATCTGTGATGAATGGCTATCGAATCCAGAAAAATTCTTTGAATGGGCGGCCTCTACTGGATATAAGAATGGATTGACCATTGACAGAATTGACGTTGATAAAGGGTATTCCCCCAATAATTGCAGATGGGTAACGATGGCTGAGCAGCAGGCAAACAAACGGTCAAACGTCTTCGTTGAATGCAATGGGGAAACAATGACATTAGCGGAAGCAAGTAGACGTATAGGAATCAGCGAATCGGCTGTATGGATGCGTGTCAAACGTGGTATTCCAGTAGACCGGAAACCGTTTGATCGGGAAAAGCCTGTAATGCGAGATGACGGGGTTATTTATTGCAGCGTAAAAGAGGCTGCAAAAGACGTCATGGTTGGCAGTTCAAAAGTTTCCGCCGTTTGCAAAGGAAAGAGAAAAAGAACTAGGGGCTATTCCTTCCGTTATCTCACCCGCGAAGAAGCCGAGAAGGCTTTGCAGGAAATGGAGTAGCAGATGAAGAACAGATTGACGGTCAGACACGGGATGCTGTCCGACCTCAGAGCATACTTGAAGCAAAGTGGCTGGAAACTCGAAGAACCTGTCGGCGAGTATGAGGTTCTGAGGGCACGAAATCCGAGTTATCCGCGACCACTTCTGGTTCACAACCGGGCAGAACGCGGCGTTGGGTACACCATCGACGGGCGCGATGCGAAGATTTACAGCGGATGGAAACGGAACCGCCGCAAGCGTTGCCTCGACCCAGACTGGCCTACGCAGGAAGAACGGACACGGTATTTTGAAGGAGTGGACGGAGTATGAGTTTCAGTAAGAAAAAACGGGAAGCGGTCTATGCGAAGTATGACGGTCACTGTGCCTATTGTGGACGAGCTATCGACATCAAGGATATGCAGGTCGACCACTTTCATCCGCTGCGGGCGTGGGGCATTGAAGAAGCCGGAACAGATGATATTTCAAACCTCATGCCAGCATGCCGGATGTGCAACCACTACAAACGGGCAAATTCTCTGGAAACGTTCCGGCGCTATATCGCGGAGATTCCCAGAAAGCTCCGAGAAAACTACATCTACAAAGTAGGGGTCATTTATGGGAATGTCATTGAGCAAGAGAAACCGATCACGTTTTACTTTGAACAGATGGAGGGCAAGAAGGATGGCAACGAAACGAGTATGTGACCGCTGCGGGGCGGAGATAAACCCCGTGAGTTCTGCGACGTATGTAAACGTGCGAAGCGCGTTCCATGAGGAATCACCTGATATTGAGCTTTGCTGCTCCTGCGCGATGCAAATCAAAGAATGGCTTAAGTCGCGTGTAGAGGAGGGCAAGAAGGATGGCTAAGCACATAACCAAAGCGCAGTTGAGACAACTCTATCAGGCTCAGCTCTTCGACAACGACGAATATCTGAGGCTTTTAAAAGAGTTTGCAGGGATAGAATCCCGGCCGACTACGGAGTACAACCACTTCGACGAAAATGGCGACTTTATTGGCAGCAGCGTGGACACCGATCTTTCTGACCTGCTGGACGAGGCTGGCGTGGAGGTGCGGGACGATGGCTGATTATCGTTGCCCATACGGATACGGCTGGTGCGAGGTTCCGTATAAGGATTGCCCACATTGGCAAGGCACGTTCTGCGAATTGGATGTGGAGGCAAGAGAAGATGGATGAATTGAAACGCTGCCCTGAGTGCGGTGGAGTTGCAACCGTTATCCATATGTACGATACCTACGATAGAGCAGATTTTGGGTGGGATGCCGGTTGTGGGAGATATAGTGCTTGTGATGGCCTCCACACAAAGAAGATGAAAGTATCTGGGCTGTCCAGCAAAGAAAAAGCAATCGAAGCATGGAACAGGAGGGTAAACGATGGGGCAACATAAGCACAACCCGACCGCTATTGCGGCGGCAAAAGGCGAGCTGCCGCCGAAGAAGCGAGAGCGGCGGCTGACCAAACGGCAGGCGGAGCGGCTCTTGAAAGCGGAAATCCTGAGTAGATGCACACCGCTGCTTGCACTGCCGTAGGAAATGCAAAACAGAATCGTAAGGGAGTATATGGCTTATGACTGATTACATCAAGCGCACAGATGCGGTTAAAATCGCCGAAAAGTACGGGCTTGCGAACGGCTCTGTATTGGGACGGCATACCGGACTGGCGGATTGCATTGCAAGAGATATTTCGGAGTTGCCCGCCGCCGACGTTGCGGAGGTGGTGTTTGCACGGTGGGAAGAAACAGACTGGCGCGAATACGACGCGCAGAGTTGCGAGACAATTCGATACCCGAAGGCAGCAATCGTCTGCACGAACTGCCGGTGTGCTTTCAAAAAGGATGCACTTTGGAGAAGGGATTTCTGCCCAAACTGCGGGGCGAAGATGGATGGAGGTGAAGATCGTGCGGTTAGTTGATTTAGACGCAGTAATCGATCACCTCGAAGTGGAGTGGGGATACGAGGGGATACGTGAGGACTTATACAGTCTGCCGGTCGTAGACGCTGTGCCGGTGGTGCGCTGCAAGGACTGCAAAATGTGGGGAAAGCGGAACATTTTTGAACACAGCGACACAGGGAGAATGCGGCGTGGCGGTTACTGCATGTGTAGCAGATTCACCAGATACGAAGATGATTTTTGCAGTTCCGGCGAGTATCAGACAAACACGGGAGGCGTGACGCATGACTGAATACATTGATCGGCAGGCGCTTGAAGTGGCACTGAACCACAGGCTTTCATACTTAATCGAAGAGTACAGTGTATTCGACCATTATACAACTGGATACAGCGATGCAGTCTTTGCTGTCGAGACCTTCCCATCCGCAGACGCTGTGCCGGTGGTGCGGTGCAAGGACTGTATCAACTACATCGGAGGCACGTGTTCCCGCTGTGGGCTAGACCATGCGGTTAGCGTTGATGCAGACGATTTTTGCAGTAGAGGTGTTACGGAATGAGCGGACTGCGGTTTGCGCGCGGAAGTTTGGGAGGTGGAAAGCTGATGCACGATTGCTGTTTGATTTGCAAGCATCTGGAATGCAGAAAGAACTACGTTTACCCGTACCGGTGCTTGAAGCACAAGGCGGAACGGTTTTCTGAACAAGAACTGGAACGGATGTGCTTTTCCGGCAAGAAATGCGGAGATTTTGAAGAAAGGAGATTTGAATGTTTGGAAGAGCAAAATTGAAAGCTGAAATTGTGCGGCTACAATACCGTGTGGCTGAACTTGAAGAAAGGTTATGCCCGTGTGAGGAACACGATTGGAAAGAGATTGGGTATAAATTGTCCTTCGGCGATTTTGACGTTTCGCGGATATGCACCTATAAATGCAGGAAATGCGGCAAAATCGTCACAAGAGATGAGGATTAGAGGATGAACATTACACTTTTGAAATATCCCACCGATGAGGACTGGGCGCTTGCAAAACAGTGCGCTTTGGTTACCATCGGCAAAGAGATGAAAACAGCACCGGACATGGAGTGGAAACACTCCATCCTCCGGGCACGGCACAGCCCCATCCGGACGTTACAGTTCGCGTTTTACCTTGAGGGCGTGCCGTACTGGGTAAGCACCCATTTAGCCCGCCACGTCCACGCACAGCCGTTTATCCGGTCACAGCGGAATGACCGTCAGGACGAATACGACCGGAACGCAGCGCGGCAGGACGCGCCGGTAGACATGATCTGGTACATGAATGCCGAAGAGCTGATGGCAATTGCAGAGAAGCGGATCTGTAAACTGGCGGCAAAAGAGACGCGGGAGGTAGTCCTGATGATGCGCTGGCTGGTGGCCAACCACTGCCCAGAGTTCGAAGGCCTTCTCGAGCCGTGCTGCACGAAATACGGCGCGTGTGATGAAATGAAGCCGTGCGAGACCGGAAGGAGGCTGCAAGGTGAGAACGATTCTGGCGATTGACCCCGGCAACACTGAATCCGGCTATGTGCTGGTGGAGCACGACGGGAAGGAAATCCGGAAGGTGCTGGACGTTGGGAAAATTCCGAACGAAAAGCTTGGCGAAAAGATGGCTATGGAATTCCCGCTTGTAAGCAATTTTGCAATCGAGATGGTACAGAGCATGGGGCAGACCGTAGGGCAAGAGGTATTCGATACTTGTGTATGGATTGGCCGCTTTTTGGAAATTGCGCTGTTTGCCGGGGTTGGAATCATGGATAGGCAAAAAGTCTATCGAAAAGAAGAAAAATTGTACTTATGCGGGCAATTGAGCGCAAAAGATAAGAATATCCGTCAAGCCTTGATTGATCGATACGGCGTTGTAGGCACGAAAAAAAAT